AAAGATGAACCATTCTTAAATATTAGAACTTTTTATAAATGGGTGTATAGTCACAAGAAAACTATAGATGCAGCATACTATGAAGTACACACATTAAACAAACCAAAAGAAAAAGTACCTTATTATCAAGAACCATTAAAACTATTACAATGAAAAATAGAAATTTAAATCACGTAGATGACTGGGCTACACCTGAATATGTATATGATGAATTAAATAATGAATTTAATTTTGATTTTGATCCCTGTCCTTTACAACACGATTTAAATAAATGGAATGGTTTGGAAATAGAATGGGGTAAAAGAAACTTTATAAACCCACCTTATTCAAGAAAACTTAAAGAAGCATTTGTATTAAAAGCTATAGAAGAAAGCAAAAAAGGTAAATTATGTGTAATGCTTTTACCTGTATCAACTTCTACAAAATTATTTCACCACTATATTTTGCCTAATAAAAAAGAAATTAGATTTGTATTTAAAAGAATCAAATTTAAAGGAGTAAATACATTTGGTGAATATGTAAGTGACAAAGCAGGAATGCACGATAGTATGATAGTAATCTTTAAATAATTATACTTCTAACTTTTTTTCTTTATCT